CCTCACCTCCTCCAGGCTTGCGGTCTAAGCTGAACCCGTCAGGTCCCCACCCGCTAGCATTCTTGAAGTCGTTACCGAAAATGTCTAACGCCAATAGATTGTGCGGGTCTTTACCTGTAGCAAAGCATTCGAGTAGTCGAGGGATCTTCCAGTAACAAGCGGTGATTCTTAAATGAGCTTGATCTAAGTCAGCGCCGACGAGTATTCGTCCTGGGGGCGCACAAAAAATAGACTTCAATCTTCCTTGGCCCTTTCGGTTACCAATGTTCTGTAGGTTTGGCCCTGAGCTTGATAGACGTCCAACACTGGTTACATGTGCATTCCAGGTGGAGCGTACTCGCCCATCATCGTGGACTAGTCCTTTCTTTGGGTCCCAGCTTCTACGCCTAAGTGGAACCAGCACGGTCCCCAAAATCTTATTCTTCTCTCTCCGATATAATCGAAGCTCTTTTAAAAATGATTCTTGGTTACTGCTCAGTTGACCCGATGCGAGGTGCCCACGAATTACTGCGTCACCTGTACCTGGAGCACCAGTTTCCGTATAGAACTCATTCGCGCTCATCGAAGCAGGAATACCCAGATTCCAATTGTCGTAAAGAAGCTTCCGAATCTGATCGACACTCCCAGGATTGAAGTCGCTATCAATAGCCTTCTGCAGTTCTTTACGTCTCTTCTTAACTGAAATTTCGTACTCGCATTCAAGTGAGCCTCGAAGTTCCTGATCAATCCAGACACCCGACTTGTGCATGCCGACGCACATTTCTTGTGTCGCGTGATCTACTTCGTTTAAATTCCAAAGCCGATCCTGGGGCCACGACTTTGGTTTTAACCCCTCGTTAATTTTACGGAACGCACCCATCTCTGTGGCTGCGTCGATTAACGGAACCGTGATTCGGGCGTTAACTACCGTGTCAATAATGTTGTACTTGAGTAGCTCAGTATCATCCTGACTACCTGTAGATATCTTTGTCCCCTTCTCTGTAGTCTCCCAGCGTTCGACGTCTGTGAGAACCGAACCGATTGTCTTCAGACCCTTAGGTAGATCAGGTGATCGAAACCGGGCATGAAACAAGGTGTCTACTAACGGAGAGGGTGTGACGCCAAGCTGCGTTTCGACCACCATGCGGTCATAGTAGCCTGCGTTGTGGCCGACCCATACACGACCATCAGTAAAGGCGGCACAAAGAATATCGCGTATTCGACGCTCTTGCTTTTGAGGGTAAATACGGGTGACGCCATCAGTAGAAAGGATTCCAACACCGATGGCGCGACAATTCTGGTGGGGCTTCAAACGTGCGGCTTTGCCTTCATCGTCCAGGTCGGGGATGGCAATAGCAATGGTGCGTAGATTGCACTCCAAGGGCTCTATCCCGTCGGTCTCAACGTCATAGACCCAGAAGGGCGCAGGTTGAGCCAGGAACTCTTCAAGCTGCTCTGGCGTGGGATTCATAGAAGAGTCGGGATCGGTCCACCGCAACGTGTCGTTAAACCAACGCATCGCTTTTGATATGTCCGACTCAATGACCGGCCTCCAGTTCGGCGCCCTGGTTACGTAGTGAGGGCTGAAGGTGGCGAGCATCTTCTTGGTGGTAGGCTTTAAGCTCCATAGCCAATCATCGTCGATATACATCGGACCGCCGCGTAGCCCATGAAGGCTACCCGATTGACCTGACAAGACTCGCGTTGCGGTTTTACCTAAGGCAATAAACTTATCGTACTTATTAAGTACATTAGTCAACCTCGGACGACAGCAATCAATCGGGTGAGGCAGTGGGTCTTTGTCTTGACGGGCTCGTTTTTTGTTCAGTCGATCTAATGACTTCTCCATTCGAGTCCAGGCACCACCCTCTTTACCCGATGGCTTGCATGCAATGACGTTATCCAAGTCGATGTGAGATCGATTCAATCCCGCTGTTGCGAGAAACCGGGACCACTCAGACGCCGCGTTGCCCATGAGGGGCCTACCCGCACGAACGTCCTCGGCACGGGGAGCCTCACCTAAAGCTAATATCTTAGCTCCAGTGTGAAACTCTCCCATGACGGGGCGCCACTCATCTTTTTGCAGTTCTCCGTTGGGCCCAAGAGGACACTCATCGCAACGGGCACCGCATTGTTTTGGATTAGTACTTGCGGACATCACACAACGACAAGCTTGTCCATGACTTCGTTGTAGGAGCCCACCACCCTAACGTCTTTCATCATCAGGCCGTCATGAGTCTTACCCGACACGACGATGATGGTGTTCGGCACATGGACACCAAGCTGATCACCACTAGCTTGCTCGCCTGGATAGACGTACACGATGTGATCGTCATTTATACCGATAGGGTTAGACTGCCCCCCGCCGATTGTTTTGAATTCGTGAAACATTTTCTCTCCGGTTTAAAAAATTAAAAAATAAGGCATCTATCTCGACCACCCACATGCCTTCCTGCTGGGCCCCAGGGGGTACAGGCCCCCCTTGGTCTATTCGACTTAGCTCACAATACCTTGTGCGGTGCTCGCGGGAGGTGGCAAAGAGACTCCAGCGGACGGCACAGGGGCACCGTTAGACACCGCAGGCTTTGCTGCAGCCGAGGGGGCGGGGGTAGAAGCACCCTTAAGCGCAGCAAACTGCTTCGGGTTCAACCACTTACCGATCTCGTTGTAAGAACCTTGGACACCCTTCTGACCAGGAATGAACTCGATATGGGCTTTACGTCCACCGTTCTGCTCAGTCAAAAACCAGTTGGTGTTAATCTCAGCAGCGCCTTCGATATCGGAAGCCGAGTAGCCAAGGGACTCCAAGATCGAACGCAGAACAGCCATTCGACCCCGTAGTTGCTTATCTGTAAGGTCCGTAAGCATCGCACCCGTTTCGTCGAAAGGTACGCTCAAGAAAGAGAACATCTTAAACCCGTTCTCAAATTGAACGTGAACACGACGAGTCGTAGCTTTGTCCGTCGGTGCTCGCTCGAGAGTTACGATGCTGACTTCATAAAACCCTGCTTCGGGTACAGAAGACCCGAGAGCGCTGATTCCTTGAAAGGCATTACCTGATACTTTGATAGCCATGATGGCTCCTTTTGTTGTTAGTTAATTGGTGGTGGGGGTGGAAGATTCGGAGACGAATTACTCTGAGCTTCCTCGTTAGAAAAGTCAAATATAGATTGGGTTGCTTGTTGCGCTAAGATGCCCCGAGCAATGCCGTCTTGACATGCCCAGCGAAGATGCAACTTGTTGTCAGTCCGACCCGACACGGCTGACTTAATCGCTTCGGATACAGCAGCCCCGGACATAATATCATCCGACACAGACTGAGCAACCTCATCTTGCCACTCAAGACCTTCAAGGCGGCTCAATCGGTAGTTACTTTGGCTTGCACGTAGAATCTCTCGAATATTTCCGGGGGTCTTCGCGGAGCACGTTCCTGTGCGGTCACCCGTCACCCACTCTGGGTTTGTCGGATCACAGTAGTAGATACTGGGAAACCACGGGTCAGGATAAGTAGGGTCAACCATTGCACGAACGTTGATGTCGCACCAAGCCGGTAGCGTTTCTACCTGATTACGAGAAGGGACATCGGGACCGCCAGGGCAGAATCGACCCTCTGCGTTTGTTCCCGGCATCCTCTCGTGAAAGTTCATAAGAAGATGGACGCCCAAGTATCGGGAAGTGTGGGCTACTTCCAGGAGATGCTGGTTAAGCTGTTGGTAGGGATAGAAGCGGTCCTTCTTACCACTACGACCTGAAGGCGCAGACTCAGCCCATTCAAGCATTGAGCGCTGACATAGGTGGCTAATGTCATCCACCACCAAGGCATCGTGCTCAGCTTTGTGACTTATCTCGGCAAAGCTTTTCAGCATGCTAACTAAGTCAGTCAGATTCTTCGGTGAGTCTCTATGTACCGACGGCGTAAACCCCAGTTCATTTTGAGCCACCAGCGTGATGGCTGACGGCACACCAAGGAACAACGCCCGTGGAAACGCTGCCAACGCGTCACTTGTCTTCTTTTGCTTTGGCTTCCCGTAAACAGTAATCATTACGGTTGGCGGTGATTCATTCTCACTCATACTCTCTCCTAAATAGTTTTGGCTGCAGCGCCGTAGAAACAAAATTTCATCCCCGGACAAGGACCGTATCGTCCAATACACGAAGCTTCATGCTGAACTTTAGGCCAATCCCAGAACGTTGGTGAGTCCAACTCAAGGCGGGCCAGCCGATGTTCTTCTCGCCACAGCATCTCAGCGTAATGCGCGTCTCGATGTGGTGTCGCGGGAACCATTGGTCGAGCCACACGCCAAGGCTTCTGCGTCTGAATCAGATTCAAACCCAGGCCACCGAAGTCACTACCGTACATCTGCTTACCCATGATTCGGAATGCCGCAAAGCCACCATCAATGGCGTAGCCATCAACGCTCTTGTTTGCTTGCACCCGAGCCTGGTGCTTGTGGTCCCATATAAACGTTCGACCCCCGCGCTCTTTTGTAACCATATCAAGTCGGCGCGTTAGAACTAAAGCTGCCCCCGAATCAGGGTGACCAGGGCAGTTAAGCGCCGTCGGAATAATGACGCCGCCATCCCACGCCTTTACCTTTGCTGCCCGACGGTTGAAATTTGCGTCCTCTGCATGTACAACCCATAAACCCCATTCATTATCTTTTGTTCCGAGTACAGCGGTAACCGGGTACTCAACCTTAATGACATTTCCTGGAGGCTCTGGATGTGTCGCCATGTACCGCCTAAATGTCTCAAGCATACGATCAAGGTGCTCATGCCCACCATTGGTGTCG